ATAGGTTATAGAAATGGTAGCCAGTATTTTAATAGAGCGATTACATCGACATCAAAACCTAATTTTAATGTTTATATTGGAGCAAGAAATGGAAGTGGTGGAGGTGGTTCATCACAACCTAATCAATATTCTTCTAATCAATGTGCATTCAGTGCTATACATGATGGATTAACAGCTACCGAAGCATCTAACTTATATACAGCGGTACAAACATTCCAAACAACTTTAAATCGCAAAAAGCCTTGATAATATGATTGCATTGTTGTATATTTGTATTATGGGAAGATGGAATAATATGAAACCATTAGATGTTGATTATATAAAATCAAACTATGGTAAAAAGCCTATGCACGAAATTGCAAAGGACTTGAATGCAACAACAGATAGGGTAAGACGTGTATTAAAAATGCATGGAGTTGCTATGCTTGGTAAAGCTGAAATGTATAAAAGTATTAATCAATTTAGATTTTCTTATGAAGATAATTTATGCCAAGATTATTTAAATGGAATGAGTCAAAATGATTTAATTAAAAAATATAATATAGGCTCAGATAAAGTTAAATTTTTGTTAGAAAGAAATAATATTGAAAGAGAAATTGGCAAAGGAAGCGGAACTAAAAAAGCATGGAGTAGAGGAATTAGAAAGCCAAGAAATTGTAACAAAGGCGGTACAAAAGATATTCATAATGCATTATTTAACAGATGGAAAGCAAACGCTAAGTCAAGAAGTTATCCATTTGAAATAAGCATAGAATATTTACAAGAATTATTAGAAAATCAAAATTTTAAATGTGCATATACTAATATGGATATGCTTTGTCCTAAAACATATAATGAGAAAAGAGAAATGACTTCAAGTCCATATTTGATTTCTTTGGATAGAATAGATAGTGAATTAGGTTATGTTGAAGGTAATGTTCATTTTGTTTGTGTATGGACTAATAAAGCAAAGGGAGCTTATTCTCACGAAACATTTAAAGAAATTTTAACTAATTTTAGACAAGTATGATACAAGTAGGACTTTTAACAGAAACACAAAAAGACGAATTAGTAGGACAATGGTATGCACCTGATTCGTACTTTAATCCCATTGAGGATGCAGATAATAATTGGGTAATATCTCAAGAAGAAATGGAGCAATGTGTTAATCCTGATTTTCTTTGGGTAAAAAATCTACCTTTAATTGACTATAATCCAAAACCAACTCCACCACCTTTTGAATAATGAAAAAACTATCCTATACTCTACTCAATTGGCTTGATGAAACAGCCATACTTTTATTAACTTCAACTATTGCATTTTTTGCACCTGTTGGAAAATGGATCGCTTTCGTGGGTTTCCTTGTTGTAGCTGATATGGTTACTGGAATAATTGCAGCTTTAAAAAGTGGTAAGAATATTGAATCCAGAAAAATGGCTAGAACAGTAGGGAAGTTTATAGGATATGGTTTCGCCGTTCTAATTAGTTACTATATTCAATTCCTATTCTTCCCTGAACTACCAGCTATGCAAGCTACTTCTGCACTCATAGCTACCATAGAATTAAAAAGCATAGATGAAAACTACCAAGTTATGTATGGTCAATCATTCTTTAAAACTCTGATTAACCTAGTACAGAAGCAAAGAAAAATGCCAAAAGAATGAAGGATTTTTTTACAATAAGAATTGAACGAAATATAAAGGAATCTACTCATACTTTTAGTCGTTTTTTCTTTGATGGAAAATTCAAATTCAGAGGCAATGAATACCAATTCGCTAATCAATTCAGGGGCGTTGGTATCGAAGATGCGATACGTGAGACCAAAATACACGGCAAAACAGCTATTCCTTCTGGCATTTACCCGATCACGCTAACTCATAGCCCTAAATTTTCAAAGACTTATTACCATAATGATGAAGGGCTAATCATTCAAGCCAATGATCGTACTAATGTGGCAGCGGCTTTGCTATACAATAAAGAACATCCTTTAGTTTTAATTAATGATATTCCAAACTATAGCCGGGTGCTTATTCATTGGGGCAATACTGCCAATGATACTGAAGGTTGTTATATCGTGGGTTCTACTATAGGCAAAAGTCAAGGGCAGCCAGCTGTTTTAAGTAGCCGTAGAAAATATGTTGAAGTTTATCCGATTCTATATAGGGCAATCAAATCAGGTGTACCATGCAATCTAATCATATCTTAAACGCAAAATTACCGCCAAAGGATTTTATTCTTTTTGCTATTGCTTCATTATTAATAGCTTGGCTTCTTACTTCTTGTAAAACTACTCAAGAATTCAATAATGAATATATCTACGTTCATGATACAGTTTATAGATTAGATACTACACTTGTAATCAAATCAGATAGCATCTGGCTAAAAACTCCTTGCCGTGATACGATAATCTATAAAGAAACGCCAAAGATGGTTCTTAAAACTATTGTAAAGGATAACATCGTACACGTAGAAGCTAAATGCAAAGAACAGCAATACTATATCAGTAAAGAAATAGCTTCCAGATCAGTTACAAAGTTAAAGCATGATAAAGAAATAGTTACAAAATACAGAATACCCTTTTGGATTTGGATTATTTTGGGTATCATTGCATTGCCTGCCGCTTATGGTGGGTTTAGATTGGCAAGTAAATTTTAATAACATGGCACAACAAGGTATAGCTGGTAAATACATTCAGCAAATTTGTAAAAAGTTTACAAAAACTCCAACGCTAACCCTAGCAAAAAAAGCATACACTGAGCGACCAGAATTATTTAGATCACTTGAAGCTGCTAGGAGTTATGTCAGAACATATAGAAATGAAAAAGGAGGCACTAGAAGTTATGTTACAGAAGACAAAACAACTAGGCGTAGTATACCTGCTTCTAAAAATCCATTTGTAATTCCTAAGTCTAAAAATGAAGAACGTGAACCTTATGATCTTACTCCCGGTAAATGGCTTATCCTAAACGATATTCATTTCCCATTTCATTGTGAAAAATCATTAGATAAGGCTATAAATTACGGATTAAAAAATGGATTTAATCGTATATTGTTAAATGGCGATACGATGGATATGTATAAAAAATCTAGGTTTGAACAAGATCCACGTAAGCCATCTATTCAAGCTGAGTTTCAAATGACTAGAGACTTCTTAAAGTCATGCAGTGAACACTTTGGCGAAATAATATACAAGATTGGAAACCATGATGAACGATGGGAGAAATGGCTAATAGCAAAAGCACCTGAGTTATTAGATTGTGAGGACTTCGAATTGAAAGTATTACTTCGGTTTGGTGAATATGGAGTTAAAGAAGTATTAACTAAGCAGCTAATGAATGCCGGAAACCTAGTAATCGCACATGGCCATGAACTTCCAACTACTACAGGCGGCGTAAACCCAGCACGAACTATGTTTTTAAAAGCAAATACTAGCATAGCAGTAGGGCACTTCCATAGAACTAGTAGCCACGTAGAACGAAATGTAAATAATCATATAACTTCTACTCATTCTATCGGGTGTCTTTGCCATCTTTCGCCCGATTATATGCCTTATAACAACTGGAATAATGGATTTGCTACGGTAGAATTCAACAAAGATGGAGAATATACCTTTGAAAATAAGAAAATAATCCAAAATAAAATATACTAATATGGTTTTCGATGTGCTGATTTCATTTGAATATGAAGAAAGAGTAGATGGATACATGGTTCAGTCTCATATAAACATCGAAAAAGTAGATGTTTTTAGGCAGGCTTGTAAATATGATATACCTGATACCTTCACATTACCACCGGGATATGAAGGCAAGCAGAATTTTGATATATATGAATTTACCGTGGTGGTTGTAGATTCAATAGAATACCTTATCGTTTTCCCTTATGAACAATTTGCTCTGATAAAACGTAAAAGGTAACTTAATCTAGGTCTAGTTTATATTCTGATAATGCTTCATTAATCATCTCTCGGAACTTTTCAGCATACTTGTAATCTTCATCGGTAGCTTCTTCACCGAATATGCCTTTTCCATATTTAACGGTATCTCTTAGTTTCTGGTCTATATCCCAGAAAGCTAACTTATACTTATAACCGTATAGGGCGTTAAATAGATCTTCCTGATCTTCTATGCTGTCAAACTCTAATGTTACCTTTGCCATCTTATTCTGATTTAACGGTTCCAAAAACCCATTCATTCTTTTGTAAATCATAAATGATTGCCGGACTTCCATCCTTAGAATAATGCCTACGTAGATATAGTTCTATTCTATCTAGTAGCTGATTGGTTTGGCTTTCATCTTTTAAGGCTGAAATTATCAAACCCTTAAATGTTATCTGGTATACTTCCTGATCTTCCATATTATTCTACCAATTCGTTTATATTGCAGTTCAATTCATCAGCTACCATGAGCATTAGATTATAATTCAGAATCTTTGGATGGCGATGCTTATACCACTTAACTACCGTTCCAGTAGTCAAGTCGTACTTGATAGCTATTTTTTTTATAAACGATTCCCTATCTAGGATTTGATCTATTACTGATTGCTTTATCATGATATGTTGGTATGTTAATTACTTCTATTGGTTCTTTCTTATAATTGATTCGTAAATAGCGATGAACTTCCGATTCAAATACTAATGGATGTTCTGCATTTATGAAATCCCACTTTAACCAATCCTTCATTACCGATAAAGAATAGGTAGTTTTGTTCATATCACAATCATATTCAATTGTGATTTTTGCATTCTTGCAGCCATATCTGGCCAAGAGATTACTTATTTTTTTCATATCGTTCATTGTAGTAGTTTTCATACTGATAATTTAATTTGCCAGATTCATAAGCGATATCTACATGATTTTTAAAGAACTTTTCAGCTTGTTCTAATAGCTTCATGATATTCTCCTTTGCGTATTCCTTATCTTGTACATCTAAGTACATAGGAATGGTGTCTTTTAGAAAGTCTATTGGTGTCATATTTCTTCAATTTTGTTTAATAGTTCTACAAAAGAATTAGCAGATATTAACTGGCACTTTACTTCGGCAGTATCATTATCAGCCTTTTCAAAAATATAAATTTTATATCTGGTTATATCGTTGCTTGTAACCGATACTTCAAACGTAAACTCCAGATAAGGTATCAGACGCTTCAATATCTTATACTGCATCGGCA